AAACCTACAATGTGCAGGATGTAATCTTTACCTACATGGAAACCAAGTAATGTATAGGGTAGGTCTTGTAAGGAAGATAGGAGATAGAGCGGTTGCTGAATTAGAGTTCTTGTTTATGAATAATAGAATAAAGAAGTGGAGTAGGGAAGAGCTAGAGGAGATAATTAATAAATATAAATAGTATATTTGTAATAACAGAACTTGCTAACATACCATAAGAACTGCTAGCGAGTCAATTTTAAATTATGGCAAAGATTAAAGTAAAACTAAGAGAGGAAAAGAAAGGTCAGTTTCAACCAGCAGTTGAAAAGAAACTAGCTAAGCGTTCAGCTGAGGCTATGAAGTCTCTTGAGAAGAAATATAACGACAAGTTAAATAACCAATCAAAATGGAAAAAGTAAAAATGATTAAGAGGGCTGATGGTCATTATTCAAAGAAAGGTCTTTGGGATAATATTCGTGCTGCTGCGGGTAGTGGTAAAAAGCCTACTGCTGAAATGTTAAAACAAGAAAAGAAAATAAAAGCTAAAAAGAAATAATATGGCAGGAGCATGGCAACGGTCAGAAGGGGAAAATCCAAAAGGCGGTTTAAACGCTAAGGGTAGAGCCTCTTATAACAAAGAGACAGGTGGTCATTTAAAAGCCCCCGTTAAATCAGGTGTTAATCCTCGTAGAGTTTCTTTTGCTGCTCGTTTTGCGGCCATGGCAGGACCAATGAAAAAACCAAATGGAGAACCAACAAGAAAAGCATTAGCATTAAAGGCATGGGGATTTAGTTCGCCAGCAGCTGCAAGGTCATTTGCTAACAAACACAAAAAGAAATAATGGAGAGTGTAGTTTGTAAGAATTGTGGATGGAAATGGAACACCAAGGACTCAAAGGAAAGCGATAAGTATGTATGTCACAAATGCGGGTATAATAATAAAAAAGTAAAAATTAAAAAGAAAAAGTAAAATGCAAAAGAAAGTAAAGGTAGCATCCAAAAAAGAAAAAATGGTTTTAACTGAAATGGGTAGAAAAATACCTGAATCTCAAGCCAGAAGAAATGATAGATTGTTTATAAAAGCAATGAATGAAGAGAAGATGCAATATGTTAAAAAGCCTGCTGCAAAAGCTCCTGCAAAAACTACAACAAAAGCTCCTGCAAAAGCTCCTATAAAAAAAGAAGCAAAAACTAAAACAATGACTAAAACATATAAAAAATCATCATAGTATGGCAAAAGTAAGAATGAAAAAATCAGGAGACCCTGATAAGAAAAAAACAACATTACCTACGGTAACTGTTAAAAGTACAAAGACAGATAATAAAGTATATGGAGCTTCTGAAAAAGGAGGAGAAAAAACTTTACCATCAGCAACCGTAACAGGTAAAAGAGAAAAGTTGCCTGACCATATTTATAGTGATGAAGCTAAGTCTAAGACATGGAAAAAAAATAGTATGAAAGGATTTTCTAAAGAAGAACTTCCTAATATTGAAAATGCATACGATTTTCATCACAATGAATCTCATTGGATGAGTAAGCCAGGCGCAAAAGGAAATATTGAAGTTAGATATAGCGATGGTGGGAAAGCTAAATTAGGAGAAAAATATGTTCCAAAAGATACTCCAGGACCAACTGATGATGTAAAAGGTGGTTGGAGAGAATGGCATAAATCTGCGCATCCTGAACAATATAAAAAATAATGGCACTATCTAAATCAGCTTTATACTTCCGTAACAACCCTGAGGCTCGTAAGAAGAAGAATGAGTACAACACCGAGTACCATTCTTCTCCTGAGAGAAAGAAGTATCGTGTTAAACTTAACAAGGCTAACAGAGATGCGGGTACTTATGGAAATGGAGATGGCAAGGATATGAGCCACACAAAATCTGGTAAGCTGACAAAAGAAAGCCAATCAGCCAACAGAGCCAGAAATGGTAAAGACGGTAAGTCAACAAAAAAATAAACACACATGAAAGCAAGAAGAAAGATGCTTGTGGTAAAAAGCTACCGTGAGCAAAAAGAAGTGCATGAGGTATCTCTTGAAAACGGAGAGACCCTAAGACTATACATAGGAAGAAAGTATGGAGAAAACAATCGTGAAATCAATCCAGTGGTATGCGAGGTGCTAGCAGTAGGTGATGAGGTTAACAACATTGAGGTTGGAGACCTTCTTATTTTACACCACAACTGCCTAGACAATGAAGCCTTAATTATTGAAAAAGATAATGCTGATATGTGTGATATCGTTTCAGTATTTTGGGATAAGACTATCTACGCAAAGATTAATAAAGATACTGGGGAGCTGACTCCTTTGAATAGCAATGTCATAGCCACAAGAATACCAAAGAAAATAAACACCACCCTAGTAGTTCCTGACTTCAATTACACAGAAGAATATGAGTTTGATGTGGTATCAGTATCCTCAGATATTGAGGATGTAAAAGCGGGGGATAGAATTCTGTGCTATAAATATTCTGATTATGAAATGGTTTATCATTTTAAAAACAAGGAACATAGGGCAATAAGAATTACTAAAGATGACATCATTGGAGTATTCAATTAAAGAATTAAATTTGGGCATGACAAATGCCTTAATTATAAATATTACTAACGCAGAAAACTATCAAATAGAAATAAAACCTATAAAGGATTTGTATTACGAATCAGGAGAAAATCCTGGGGTAATATTATTCTTTGATAAGTATTATGATATTATAATGTTTGCTGAAAGTATAGATGGGGTTGAGGAGTTTGCTAAGGATATAGAACCATTAGAGGCTTTTTATTATCACATTATTAAGGATGATGAAAAACCTTTAACAGAAGATGAGATTGATATAATCTACGACTGTATACTTAACAACAAGTTTTCTATACATATCATTAATCAAAAGGAGTCAATACAAGGAACAATATGTCTGAATTAGAAACACTTAAGAAAGAGTTATTATTATATAAACAGGATGGAATGTATGCCTTATTCTTTGCCTTAAACAGAAAGATTAACGAACTATCAGCCTCCTTAAATAATATTACCCTAGACCTAAATGGGGATGATAAGACATTTGAAAGATTCCAAAAGTTAACCTCTAGCCTAAAGGATATGGTAGACTCAGTAAATTGGTTAAGAGTTAACTACCTTAAGATGGATGAGGCAGAAGCCAAGGAGGCAGAGAAGAAAGGAATACCACTAATAGAACAGCTTATTAATGAAAATAAAAAGCCAAAATAACGGAATTAATATATCAGCCTTTATTAATACCGATGAGCTTGAAAGAAATCTACTAGCCCCCTACAAAGAAAGAGTTAAGGTGCTAGAAGCTCAGGTTAAAAAAAGAGACTACTATATTAAGAATATGCATTTCCAACTTAGAAAAAGGAAGTGGATTATATATTTAGGATATATATCTAATTCACTTATGAAGCCGCTTCCTAATAAGCTTAACATAAAGAGAATGATGGTTTTATTCTATATGTATGAAAGAAACTTTACCTCAGTAGAAAAGATTAAAAAAGATTTTAGTGAGCTGAACGTCCCTTGCACAGGTATGATTACGGACATGAACTACTTTATTAAATCAGGACTAGCGACTAGGGATGGCAGAGGGTTTTATTATTTATTAGATAAGGGAAGAGAGGTGGTTGAGTATTATGAAAAGAATATGCTCAAAAGATTTTTGCACATGGCAAAGATTAAACAGGATATTACCCAAATGAAAAATCCTAACGACTCTTTAAAGAAACCAACTAAGTATAGTGAGGATGAAATCAAGAGTAGAAGAATAACCTATACAAAACTTATGAAACCTTTTTGGGAGTCAGGATACAAGATTATGCCAAAGGATAAGGGTAAGAGGATAGATATACTTGCAAAATGGATTAAGGAACACAATATTCAAGACGAATGGTATAACAAGCTCATATTCAATTGGGGCTCAAAGTCCAAATAAAATCTTACATTTGTAGGAAACACAAGAATATGTTTTCAAGTATTGATAGCTTACTTTCCATGCACATGGATAAGCCCTCCAAAAAAAGAACTAAGGAGTATGGCCTAAAGATAGCACAAGGTATATTTAATTCAGCTGATAGAAACTCGGATGGTTTTTATGGGCGTAGATATAGAATATGGAAAGCCAACCGTGAGTTTTCTATGGGTACTAATAACATGAAAGAGTTCATGGACCTTCTTAGGGTAGAGGGTAATCAAACTTATATTAATTTAGATTGGAGTACAATTAAAATTGCCCCAAAATTTGTTGAGATTCTTTTAGGTTCTTTTATGTCAAGAAGAGAAAAGCCTATTGTAAAGGCTACTGATGACATGAGCTATTCTATTAAAGAAATGGAAAAGCAGGAAGCAACCTTCAGAATGAAAAACAAAGAACAAATCCTAGCCCTAGAACAACAAATAGGACATCAGATAGAATCACAAAAGTTTATGCCTGAGGATGAGGATGAGTTATCCTTATACTTTGATTTAGAGTATAGACTACCAGAGGAGATATTATTTGAAACAAGAATTAAAAAGGTACTTGATGAAAATGATTATGGGGTTTTAAAAAGAACCTTGATTAGGGATATTGTAGATGTAAACTTTGCCTCTACAAAGATTTACAATGATGCCAATGGTAATATTAGAATAAAAAGAGTTAAGCCTGAAAACTTAATTTATAATGTATTTGAAACTGACAATGGCAAAGACCTAGGATATATTGGAGAGGTTAAGCCCATGAAGATTTCTATAATAAGAAAAAAATACAATTTAGATGAAGAAACAATATTTAGGATTGCTCAAAAGGCTTCTCGTGAACTTAAGAGGTCTGAAAATCTTTACTGGAGAGACTCATATAAATATACAGAAATTAGGCCCTATGACGACTATTCGGTATTGGTTTTTGACTTTGAAGTAAAGACTACTGATGTAGAGTATACTGTTAAGACTGAAAATAAATATGGTAATGTACTTGCGGTAACCAAACAGGGTAAGCCTGTTATACCTGCCGGTCAGGAATTTTCAGGTGAAATCATTGAATCAAAGATGATGAACATTTACCATGGTGTATGGGTTTGTGATACTGATATAATGTTAGAGTGGAATTTATCCTCAGATACTATTAGACCTTACAACAACGGGGTAGATGCTATGTTCAGCTACTCTGTTATATGTCCTAAT